TTAGAATCCGAATAATTTACTTAATACACCTACACCGTTTTCTACGATGCTTACAATGCTTGTTCCTAATTTTGCGCCGTCATGTCCTTGTGCCGCTTGTACTGTGTTTGCGATTGCTTCTGCTAATTTTGTCATAATATATAATCTCCTTTATTGTTTATGATTTTTTTAGTTTTTTAGTTTTGACTTAGAATCCGAATAATTTACCTAATACACTTACACCGTTTTCTACGATGCTTACAATGCTTGTTCCTAATTTCGCGCCGTCATGTCCTTGTGCTGCTTTCACTGTGTTTGCGATTGCTTCTGCTAATTTTGTCATAATTCAAAACTCCCTTTATTTAGATATTTTTATAATTAAAATCCGAATAGTTTACTTAACACACCTACACCGTTTTCTACAATGCCTACGATGCTTGTTCCTAATTTTGCGCCGTCGTTATTAACGCCAGCTTCAACAGTATCTTTAATTGCTTTGATTAAACCTTCCACGATAAACACTCCTTAATATTTATTGTTCAAAAGTTACTTTCAAAAACTGTTGTCATTGATATCGTGTTGTTTATCTATCGTTTTGTTATCTATACTATATAACTTGTACGCAATTATTTGGAGATTTGTTCTTAATTAGACAATTAGAACTCAAAACTGTAAAATCGCTTACAAAATTGAACAGTTAGGCACACTAAACTGAATTGCATTCAATTTAATAGTCCTTGTCCCTTTAACTTATTGATCATTAAGTTGATTTTATGTTTAATAACACTACTATAGTGAAAAATATAAACATTTTTTATAACATAGCTATTGCTAATTACTGATTATTTAGCTATAATAATTCTTGTGTTAAAAAATGTCCTGGTAGCTCAGCTGGATAGAGCAATGGCCTTCTAAGCCATCGGTCGGGGTTCGAATCCCTCCCAGGACGCTAATAACCAAAAATTAAACACTTTTTAAAATTAAGAATCCCATAACGACGGGGTTCTTTTTATTTTGTCTATTAATAACACACCATATAAAACCAATTTTTAGGGACTTTTTAGGGACCCGAGTCCCTAAAAAAATCCGCGCTCAATAAAGAACGCGGACAAAATATTAGAAAGATCTATTTTTGGAAGGTGGAACTAAATAGTTCCAATAATAACGCTAACATTTTTACGAATAAAAAGCCACGCTCTTATGAACGTGGCTAGTAGAATATAGTATCGATAAGACGTTATCGTTAGGTATATTATAGCATAAAAAGAATGCACACTACTATGTACCCGAGGACGGTAAAACGCCTTTATGCTTCTAAAAATTGAGCACGGAATACACAGGTTTACGTGTGCACTAAAAATTATTATAAGGATAATGGTATTTACAGTCAAGCTTTGTATCAAGTAAATTATAGCATAAAAATAACCGTACCAGTTAAGATACGGTTACCTAACCTAGGTTATACATGGTTTGTTAGATAAAATATCTAAGAATATTGCCGTAAATGTTTCAACGACTTGTTACACTATGTCGGATTGATTACCGAAAGTATGATACATCACACTAACCTACCCCATTTTGGGACACAGTGCTTGTCACTCGTCAGCGACGACATATGAATTCTCAGTTAATGTGATGCAGGTACTTTAATCAGTCTGTACCAGTGACTGAGTCGTTTCATGAACAACCATTTCATATATTCATTATAACACTTTACATGCGTACTAGTATAGCTTTTTCAGTTGTATTATAGGGATTAATTGTAAAATCTAATAATTCAACACTAGGTGCAGTTATTCTTTTATCGTACTCATTTTTGTATTTTTGTGGGTATTTATAGAAATACTTATACATATACTCCATTTTCTCACCGTCTAAGTTGTAGTTCTTATGGATTTTACCACTTAGGTTAAAGGAATACAACATAAATGTATAAAAAATAAGGTAACCGTCGTAAAAGTAACCTCAAGTACACTCCGCAGATATGTACCGCAATTTCTATTTTATTATACCATATTTGCGAGTGACATTCATGTCAGTCACAAAGCTAGTAAATTACTAAAAATCTACTAGAAAATAACACACCAATATCATGTGTAATGGATAATACTATGTAATGATTATTCTTAGTCTCTCTAATTAAAAAGTTTATTAAAATAAAAAGAGGACGATCTTTAAGACCGCCCTACAAAAACTGATAATAACGTATCAAGTTATACATTAATTGTCAGCAAACATACACATCTCTTTCTAACTATAATAATACACATTGTTTTATATAAAGTCAAATAAAAAAACCGTCCAGTGGCATGCATAGACGGTTAGATGGATTTTTCAGTTTTTGAAATTTCTGTCGTTTCATAATTTTGATGCATGTTCTCATATTGTAACATAATAATACCACCCAGTGACATGCATAGGTGGTTATTAGGAACATAACAATTCATGAATTTAAAACAGCATTGATAATTTTATAGCATGTAATGTACATCATAACACAAAAAAACAGGGCAGTCACTAGGACTACCCCTTGCCAGTGTCTCCCAAGCGAAATCCAAAGGACTTGTTGGTACCCATTTACATTTTAACAAAAAATAGGACAGCCGAAAGGACTACCCTGAAAAGAGAAAAAATAAGAATCTAAAATATCTTATAACTAAACTGGATTGAAAACTATAAATAGCTTAACATATTATTTCCGCTTAATGGAACCGCAAAACTATTTTTTACACAAAAAAAGAGGTAGTCCCCACAACTACCTCTAAATAGAGAAAAAGTAACTATCTAAAACATCTTATAACTAAACTGGATTGAAATCCATATATAATATAACACATTATTTCTACTTAATGGAACCCCAATACTTCTCTTTTTTAATTCTTTCTTGCTTATCTGTTATCTTACATAATGCACAGTAGAAATAACCTGATGATGGATTAGTAGGATATTTGAATTTCGCCCACCAATAGCCATCTTTTTTAGTAATGCTGACAAAGTCTACCCATTGATTTGATAATAACCAATCAGAACTTGGAACTACAGAACCTTTCAAGCTTGGACTACGTCTTACTTTGATTGTTGTATTAGTAGTAAATCTGCCTTTCCAATTCCATGTGATCTGCTTTTCTTTCTTTTTCTCTTTTGATTTCTTGAGTAATTTAGATTCTGCTTTCTTGTTACTAAAATTAGGACGTACAAACCACATTTGTGTGTCGTATTCGTGTCTACGACGTGTAACGGTTTCCCAACCAGTTCCATTATTGATTGGTCCACTTGTCCAACCACCACCGAGCCAGTTTTGCTCAAGTACAACGATGTAGTCAAGTGTAGCCTCAACGACCCAAGCTACATGACCCCAACCATCGCCCATTTGTTCTCCCCAAACGACTAAATCGCCTGGTTTAGCTAAAAAACTAGGTGTGTTTTTATATACTGTAGCCTCATTTTTAAACTTATCTTTATTATAAGCATTAAAAGGAATGTCTTTCGCTCCATTACCTTTAAGTCCATGATCAAATAATTTATCCCAACCTACATTTGCGTAATCGACACATTGAAAAGCTGCGTACAAGTCATAATCGTATTGCTTACCTTCTGTAGATTTTAACCATTTTACGAATTCATCACGTGTAAATGATGTCGCACCTTTTTCTACTTTCACTGGTGTAGCTTTAACCTTTACATTTTGTTTGTAGTATTTAGCGACTAACTTATCAAGATTTGATGTATTTCTGCCATATCCCGACGCCTCTAATGCATTGCCTGGATCTTGTTTATCTGCTTGAATATCTTGATGTCCTGGCATTCTAGTTTTGTAATCAATATGCCAATACTCTGAAAGATATGCTAATACTCTAGCACTATTGTCTAACGCTTTTCTACTACGTTCTCTATCACTGAAATAACATATTTCAACACCTATCGCTACATCGTTAGCGTCTTTGTTGTACCAAATGTTATCTGTAGGGGCGTCATAGAGTACATGCCAAGCTTTCTCTGTTGTTGGTATACAAATGATACATTCTTTATCGTCAACGAATATATGAGCACTAGCTACGTTATTCCAAGGTATATTATAAGTGTTTTCATAATAGGTCACATTCGATTGAGCAGTTGTATTAATATTACCAGTATCATGTGCAACGATGAATTGTGGTTTTCCACCATCCATTGTTTCGCCATATCGGCGCGTTCCTTTTGTTAGTAATTGATATCTTACTTTAACACCTTTCCAATTCTCTGTAGCCATCTATAACCCTCCTATTTTAAATTATTTTCTTTTAAGTATTCTTCTTGTGCTTTTGAATGCGAGTGAATAACATATGTGTTTTTATAGACGCCGTATATCGCAATTACAAAAGGTACTATTGACGTAGCGAAGTTTTGCCATGCGTCTAATTTATCTGGCATTAAAAAAGGAACTTCGATTCCACTTGCTTTTAATGCTAGGTATAAAGCTCCTAACATACCACCAAATAATCCAATATATTGTTTTAATTTATCTGCAGTCATTTGATTATCTCCTTTTGAGTAAAATAAAAAGCCGGCATAACGCCGACTTTACTTAAATAATATAGGTGCTAGTCCAATTGCTGCAGATAATAAACCAAATATTCCTGTTACAATTGCAGTAGCTATACCTACATTGAATGTTTGTTTTTTAGTTAATATTTGACTGAAACTTTTTATTTGTTCGTCGTGACCTTTAACTTCATACCTCAAGTCGTTAACTTCTGATACAAAATCTGTCATTTTATCACTAATCTTTTCTAAATGACTTTCTTGTTTCTTTTGTGATTCATAGGTTTGTTCTTGAATTACCGTTTGTTTATCCACTTTGTTATTCAAACTACTAATTGCCTCTGTGTGTTTTCTATCGTTCTCGTTGATTCTTTCATATATCTTACCTGTGTTACGCTCCCATTCATGTCGCAACACATATTTTTCATCGTTTTCGGACAATGCCTATCACTCCAAGCACACAAATTATAAAATTTAGCACTGCAAGTGTGGAAAATTGCAATGGTGTAAGCCAATTAATAGCATGAAATATACTTGCCGATGTCATTAAGAAGTAGAACAAACCATTACCTGCACCGCCCAACATAATTAAATAATTAAAAGTATTATTCATTTCTCTTTTAGGTAAGAAAAAAGGAGCGATGATCAACATTAAACTAAATACCATACCAAGAATACCCCATACCCAAATAGGCATGATGTTATGAAGTGCTACATAGAACTGTGAATCGTCTAATATATCTTCTTGTTCTTTTGCCCAAAAGAAACCTCTTTCGAACATCAAAATTCCAATACCCATATACAGAATAACTTTATGGATATAATCAAAATAAGTCTTTTTCAATTTAGCACCTCTTTGTTTCCAAAAATAAAACCACAAGCATTAAGCCTGTGGCTTGTCTATATACTTTTCACCTGTTATTAGTGCATAGTCAACTGTATCTAGAACTTCCATTTCCACATACCAATGTATGTCGTCGTTCGTTAAGCAATCCCATAAATACATTTGCTTAATTTCATTAAAAGTAGGGGAAATAAAACCATTATTTTTCGACATATTATGTGACCTCCAAACCTTTTTGTAAATCACTTAACTTATTTTTCAATGTTTCATTTTCTTTTTGTATCTTCAAAATTTTCATTGCATTTTGTACTGATTGTTTTTGAAGTGATGCGATCATTAATTTTAAAGAATCATCATTTGATAAATTTGATGTAGAATTTGTGGTCTGATTCGATGCCACACTTTCATTTTGATAATGTGGATTCATAACAATTTCATTAGGTTGATATAAAAAATATTTAGGCTTATAAAGTTGTTCAAAATTTTGAGGGACTATAGAATCTTCAACTTCAAAATCATTATTTAAACTTCCAACTTTTGCATATCCAATAATTTCATTATTTTCATTAATTAATATTCTCACTATTTATACACCCCTACAATTTTCTGAACAGTAAACTTGTTAGCATTAGCTCCTGAACTTGAACCGTCAATAATATTCATGTAATTATCCGAGTTAATTTTAAGTTGTTGGTTGTTAACTTTAGCTAAAGAGCACTCATATGTGCTTGTGCTAGTAGCATCTAAACCAACAATATTATCCAGATTCAAATTAATATTACGTGTACTTAATGGATTACCTAAAGTAACAAATTCCCCACCGGGAAAGTCGCCGTATATATAAAGAACGATAAAACTATCTAAAGGTTCACTTAAATTAATAGGAGTTCCTACACCATTCGCGTTCCCTTCAAATAATACAGTGTGGCGTTTTGAATATTTTAAATCTGTATAAACTTTTGCGTTGTTTTCAGCTGTATTTGCTTTGGCTTGTGAATTTTGAGGTGTTTCAACATTATTCGGATCTATACCAACTCGTTCCCAATCACTCCAACTGTTATAAAATCTCATGAGATATTGATCTGTTGAATTATATGGGCTAAAAGTAATTCGTTTAACACTAGTGTCTCTCATCTCCACTATTACAAACCCGGCTGTTGATGTAGCTCCAGAAATCGGAATATTTGTACAATAAAAATAACCAGGTGTTAAGTTCCTTAATTTTTCTAAATCGTTATTAAGATTTGTAAAGATACTTTTACCATCGGCTTCAGTCAATTTATATCTTTGCCAATTAGCAGTTTGACCAGTTGTAATAACTTCACTATTGCTCACAGATTTTTTGAAATCTTCAAATTTTGTATCAATATATTTTTTATCATCATCAAATTTCTTACTATATTGTGTGCCTTTTTCATTTATTTCTTTAATTCTATTAGAATGATTTGTATTATAATCACTTTCTTTTGTGGATATTAAATTATTTAGTGATAACAACCCTTGTTCAGTTGTTTCTTGAACTTTAGTAACATAATCATTCATATGTTCAAAATCATCATTAAGTTTTTTTATCATATCTGCTACTTCTGAACGCATATCAGAAAAGTATTTAATTTCTCGCAATTTATTTTCTGCGGGTAATTCTGCAATTAAGTCATTTTCAACATTAAAAGCAAATTTTCTTTGTACGACTACCTGTTCTTCATCTAAAGTAGTCACATAGACTTGACCTATCACTCTTGTTGCAATTTTCATAAATTCATCTGGTATTTTATAGTCAATAACACCATTCAATTCATCTACAAACTTCAATTTATCATCAACTAAAAAACTATCCTTTGATTCAAGCGCAATGAAAATTTTAATATTTTCTTCGCTCAATGCTAAAGGATAGTTATTACGTGTTATTTTAAATTGTAAAGTTGATGTGTCTTTATCTTGATTCCAAAATTGAATATTCAAATCCGTTAAACTTTGATAATACGCTGTTGTTTCTAAAGGAATACTCGCTATTTTATCCATACTCATATGTTAATCCTCCTTATACTGTAGTGCCTTGGAATAATGTCCAAGGAGAAGTCCTTTCGTTTTTATTCGCATTAAAATAAGCTTCATAACGCTGTATTGCAGCACCAGAAGTTACACGGTTCAATACTATTTTAAAAGTGTTTGCTGTTACACTTTCGATATCACACGTCCAACCAGCGACACCAGGATTAGGATGATCTTTAAGCTGGCTAGAACGAGAAGTATCTATATACCATCTTTTGTTAGTAATAATCCCTAATTGATTCATATTAGTTATAAAGCTAGGTACAGCTTCTGCTATACCATTTAAACTACTTGATTTGACATGATTCCAACCTGTTGTATTTCCATCTGTAGCGTTTAATCTATAAATTGAAACCATACGTTCAAACTTCATTAAATCTCTAACATAACTATTACGTGTCAACACTTGTTTAGTATCACCAGAAACATTGGAAGCCGAAACTTCTAAAAACCATCCTGCATCTCGCATTTCTGGTGGCACTGGAAAATCAGTGATTTTTAAAGTATCTGACGTAGTTAAATAATAATATCCCGGTTCAATGACATCGCTTATTTTTGTATATTCAGCAAGTGGATAAGTTTTAGTCCGACCCCCTGTTTCTGTCATTAAAACCGGCGTAGCTTGCGCTGTTAATTTGTCATACACATCGCGCATAAAAATACCGTGTATTTGGTGCGCACGATAATTGGGTGCACCTACAGTAACCCCCGCAAGCAAAGCTTTTTTTCCTGTTTCAATATCGTAATACATTTGTAAGCCTTCTGCTTCAGCAAAGTTACCAGGAAACTCATTTCCAATTTTTCCTATATTACATTCTTTTTGATACTTCTCTTGCCCAGTTTTATAATCAAAAACAGTTATGAAATTTGGAATAGCTGGGTCAGAATCACCTGAATACCAATAAATGTTTTCATCATCAAAAGTTATACCTTGCATAGGTTGTCCACTATCTCCATCACTATATTTAGCAGGAATATCCATTCTATACAATACTTTATCAATGTGATTATCAATATCTTCTATTTTTCTGATTTCTATATAATTACGTGCATTACGTGTTAGCCATTCTGATTTTGGATATTCTACACGGAACAAAATCAAACCTTCTTGTTCGTTTATTATAGGAGCAATATAAGGTAATTCTGGATGACCTGTAAATACTTCCTCCATGTCATATTCTCCGTATTTGATACTAATATTTGGTTTATATGTAAATCTAACCAATTTATGATAACCATCATTATCTAAAATATTAGTGTATATCCATAATTTCTCATCTATCCATCTATAGCCTAAATGCGTACCGTGTCCACCACCTACGATTTCCATTTGAGATAATAGTTGTCCATTCGTTTTCATTTTAGATAGTTTATAATTACTTCCAAATGCTTGTGTTTGATAAATAATTCCTGTGCGATTATCCAGGTGGAAAGATTGCATAACACTATTTGTCAAAGGCGATAAATTTGTAAGATATTGCCATGCTTGATTTGGAATATCAAACATAAATTCTTGTGCTAAAACTGTATTTTTTGCATCTTCAACCTCTTCCATAATATTATCTTTATTTAATTGATACTCTGTACTATCTGAACGCAAACGATCATATAAAGTTGGATGTTGATTACCTTTATTGTCAACGCGTGCATCTTTTACTTCTTGCAGACTGTCCTTACCTTTTGATAACACAAGATTGCTAACACGTTTATCTAAATCCTTTAATGCATTTCCTACATTGCCATTAACACTATGTTCGATTTGCTCCGAATTATGTGCGCTAGTTTCTTTGCTTTTATGGTAATCTTGATATTGCTTTATTTCGTTTGCAAAATCTTCAATTCGAACAAAATTTGTATGCAATTGTTGTCTAAAATCTTGTCCTAACGTGAGTGTTAAACTTTTTTGTAAGTTTAATTGTTTCATTTATTTTCCTCCTATAGCATTAATGTTGTATTGATAGGGAACCAATGGTTAGTGTCTATTGTTGTCTGCGTAGTTCCTTCTAAATCAATGTTTCCATTTGTTTGAACACGCCAACGTGAAAAGTTCAGTGTATTACTTACTTTTGTTGAATTTTGAACAAATGGTTGAGCCGATGTTATATAACTTTTTATAATATCCGGTAATGTTCCAATCGTTCCTGTTGCCTTAATCCCCTTCACTGCTCCTTTTAATGATAAAAAAGAAACACCTTTTATCGACATTAGCCGAACTTTAGGTGTTTCGCTTGAGCTATATGCGGTTATACCGTTTTTTAAATTAATATCTAACCAACCTGTATCAGTAACGATGTTGTTAATTAATGATTGCACTGTATTTATCTGACTTTGGACGCTATTTAAATTATTATTCATTGAAGATATATTATCTTGCAATCCCTCTAAATCGTAATTCTCAAAGTCATCTGGCATGCCGTCCACATAATTCACATGCGAAACAACATATACATTCTCCCCAGTTTTTGGATCTTGCATAAAAATTGCTGGTATTTCTTTACTCATCTACTAATACACTCCCTACCACGTTCGACATAAAATCGTATTTCATATTCTTATCGGTTGTCCAACTTCCATTGGCTATTTTGCTATTAGCACGTTTTATGCGTAAATTAATTTGGTTTTGTATGCTAATAATATCTTGTTTAGCATTGCTGAATTCGACTTCCACAGGCTTATTTGCTTTCGAATGATAACGTGTAATTTTAACAACTTTAAGATCACTGTTAAATTGCAATGGTTTGTGAACGAAACGAACTACATTATTTTCTGCAATATCATCACTAGTTATATAATATCTATCATCATCAGTACCTAAATAATTTGTAGCGAGTTCAACTGTAGGACTATCATTTAATTGTTCCATCATGCTTTTGCGTATTTGTGTTTTAGTTGTTGCATTATCATCGAACACAGTAGGTGCTTGCATCATCCCGAACGTATCAAAAGTAGGTGCTTTATATTCGTCTACTACATGATAGATATCTTCTCCTTTAAGTTCTGCTGTTAAGTTCAGTACATTTGTTTTTTCTGTTCCGATTAGTAAACGAGGTGTTTTTTCTTATAATCTACACCTGATTTACCACCTTTAAATACAACTTTAAAGGAATGACTACCTTTTTCTAATCCTTTTTTTATAGTGATTTGATTAGTCTTCGAGCGTTTGCTGTATTGAGAGTATGTACCAACTTTTTTATCGTCAAGGTATACATCTACTACACCACCAAGCGACAATTGCTTATTTGTCCAAGTCAGAGTTTCATTTCCCCACTTACAATTAAATTTAATCGAAAAACTTGCTTCCTTTGTCTCTGAGTACCAAGTACCTTCTTTTTTAAAAGAACCAGATAATTTAAAGTCTTTAGGTTTTTTTGGTTGATAGTTTTTTGTCTCTTCTGCTGTTTTCTTTTTGCCATAGCCCTTAATATAAGTTTTCATATCTGTTGTGACAATATCACATTGTAATTCGTCTGAATTTGCCCTATAGATTATTGGTATTTGACAGCGTTTATAAAATGTGTCAGGTGTATAAAAATAAATTTTTTTATTATCTGCAAAATAAATATAATTAAACAATTCAGCGCCAGCAACAATAAACTCAATACCATTTTGACCTCCAAGTTCTGATACAGGTGCTGTTTGACTAAAATCTCCAACAATTTCGTAACTAAATCCGAGGTTATTATCTTTGAAACCGAATGATAAATAGGAATCTAAAGTATATTGTGGTGCATTGGCTTCATCTACTTGTGAATCATTAAGAGTTTCTTTCGATATGTCTTTATCTACATAGTGATTTTGAAAGTCCATAAAAATATGCTTAGCAATCACATCATTAAGTACCATTTGGCTATCGTATTTAAGCGATGTAGATTTAATAACATAGTATTGTCCATTCTCAATAATATAGTTTTCATTAACTAACATATCGAATATATCTTCATTGCCGCTTGATTTATAAGCTGTGAGAGAGATTGAACGTTCATTATTTTTTTCATATTCATACTTAAATGTATCGTAATCGTAATCAGTTAAAATCTCAGCATAATTTCCTGCTTTATTTTCAACCACAAGTTCTTTCATACTCTCACCTACCTATAAATAAAGTTAAATTCAAATTCTGCATACACATTTGATAATCCATTGCCTTCAATTTCAATATTGTTATTACCAGGTGCAAGTGTTATCCAGTCATAATTTGTATCAATACCAATACGATTATTACCTATTATCGGATGTACACCATTTAAAGCTAGTGTTTGATTGGATTTCAAAACACCATAATAAGTGAACGACTCATTAGTATGATAATTATGCATAGTAAAACCATTCGGAGCATCTGCTTTAATACGAATAATTAACTTATGATTAAGTGGATCAATAGTATCAGATGATCCATTATATATGACAAAACGTTTACCATTTTGCCTATAACTAATGTCGTTATCTGTAATAAGTCCATTGCCAAACTGCCATTCATCATTTAAGAAATCGACACTTAATGTGTCTTTAAGCGACTCAGAATAACCTTTATAAACGACGAATTTAATTTCAAACGTCCCGTATTTGCTAAAAACATCAGTAATAGCATTTTCATTACAGTACACTGCATACTTTTTACCTGGCATATCAGAATGAACAATATAATAAGGGTCTCTTCTAAATAAGAGACCCCTTAATCTTTGTTTGAATAAATTATAATCTTCTATATCGGTTCCAATATATGCAAACCTTAATACTAAGTTAAAAGGTCCAAATGTACTGGCCCCAAGTGCTACACCATCTTTACCTTTACGTTCAAGTTTATTCACTTGAACCTCAACACCTTCTTCGTCGTAATCCAAGAATTCTAAACCAGGTATATCTGTGAGCGTATAATCAAAATCATCATTAAACATTCTTACTATCTTCATCAAATTAGAAGGCACCTCCTAAACCTGTATTCCAACCACCTAATTTAGTTCGTTTGCCCTGTCTCTTACTTGTATTTCTTTCAATAGGTTCACCATCTAAATTCAAATTTTTAGAAGCAGTCTGTTGGTTATATACTTCATTATTACGACTTGAATACAGTAAATCTTGCATTGTATATAACATTTCTTTCAAAATGCTGTTTTGTTCTTTTAATGTTTCGTTATCATAGGCTTGTTGTTGCAATCTTAGTTGGTCGGCTTGTGCTTTTGCGTTAGCTTGATTTCTCAATTCATTTGCGTATAGAGAAATGCCTTCATACACAGCACTTTGAGTTTTATTGAATATATCACTCTGTGCGATTTGTTTCATCGCGCTAATTGATACATCGTTAGGTATTACTGTTTCGCCACCATGCATTTGAATAATTTCTCCGCCTTTTTCAAACACAGTGTTATAACCTGCACGAGCATTGTTGGTACCTTTGGCATAACCATGACCATGACCGATAACACCTAACATGCTACCTCCATAACGAGATTTGGCATATGCAATACCAGCAATTAAGTTATCTAAACCGTTTAAGATATTACCGTGACCTGCTTTTTTAAATGCTCTGAACGTGGAAGGTGTTACCTGTACTAAACCTTGTGCTTCATTACCACCACTGTTGACATCATGAATACCTTGATGAGCGCCTGCATTACCACTAGATTCTGAATCAATCTGTCTAATCCAAGCGTTCACATAACTTGAAGACGTTGGCAATCCATTAATTCTTAAGGCTTTCATTACTTCAGGACGCCATGCACTTGCAGCACGACTTCCTCCAGATTTACCTCCACCACCATTGTGAGTTTTAAGCCATTTAACAGGGTCAATAGGGTGACCGTTTTTATGCATTTCATAGTGTAAGTGAGGTCCTGTACTTGCTCCGGTATTACCAGAAATACCTAAAACTGTTCCTGGTTGAACATGTTGACCATTTTTAACGAGCCATTTACTCAAATGCCCGTAAATAACCTCTAAAGCACCACCGACAACTGAAATATAGTGACCAAAACCACCTGGCATTTCTTTTGTATGAGCCGTACCACTAATCGTAGATTGTACTTTTTCGTAATGATAAGGTAAGTCGATACCTGGATGCGCCCAATGGAACGGATAACCTGGAGGCGGTCCATTTGGACTATAAGGTGTTCTAATGTGGTCAAGATATTTAATGTAACCACCGTCGCCGTCGCCACCAGATTCAGAAAACCAATCAGTTACTTTATCAATAGCGCCTTTTTTAAGTTTACTGAACATACCTTTCATCATATTAAATGGTAATTCAGCTGTTTCACCTATATTAAAGGCACCTAAATTGATACCAAAGATATCGAACACTTTTTCAACTAATTTACCTGGTTTTTCCATCCAGTCCATAACATCGCCAATGATTTTACTAGCTGTTTTACCAACAGATTTTGCCCAATCAACACCAGTGCCAACAACATTAGAAGTAGTTTTCTTAACTGAGCCCCAAGCACTTTGAATTTTATTACCAACATCTACCGCATAATCATTGCCGTGTTCTTTTTTCTTACCTTTACCACCTTTTAACAAGTTAGGCACTATACCTAAAACACCAGTACCACTTGCGAATCGTGGAATGTTTGCTCGTTGTAACATTGCATGTGTTTGAGCACCATTGTATACTTTTGAGCCTTTAGGTAAGAACGCCGTTGTATCTCTATTTGGTGTAATAGCAACTTTACCGTTAGGATATTGGATAGCTTCATGTCTAAATCCACCAGGGCCATTACCTTTACCTTTATCCCCCACAGTGGCAAATGTATCACGAGCAATGGCGCCATTCTTAACTACGTTCGTTGTAGTGTTAGTATGTTCAGTACCTGTATGTAATTTAATTTTAGGTAACTTATCCATACCTAATTTACCTGCTACCCAGTTAACACCATCGATTAATTTATTTAAACCACTTTTCACACCACCAACCATCGTGTCAATAAATGATTTAATTTTATTGATGATTGGAGATAAAGCGTCTCTTAATTTACTAAATGCATTTGTTACGTTATGCCATAGTGAAACGGCCATGCCAACTGTGTTATCTTTGATAGCCGACCAAGTATGAGACATGAAACTTCTAATAGCACTAAATATACTCTTAGTGCTTCGAGATAAATTATTAAACCGATTTACCGTTGAATGCCATAAACCAGTAACAATAGAAACCACTCTATTTTTAAGAGAATTCCACAATGATACTACAAAGTTACGTAAACTATTAAATATCGAACGGACACCACGAGATAAAGCGTTAAATGTATTTCGTACATTCGCCCACCATGATCTAACTATTGAAACCACTCTGTTCTTCATGGCATTCCAAATACTCACTGCAAAGTTACGTAAATTGTGAAAAATCGCTCTTACACCACGAGACAATGCGTTGAAAGTAGCACGGTTAGCGTTCCACCACGACCTTACAATCGCAACTACTCTGTTTTTCATAGCATTCCAAACACTAACGGCAAAATTTCGCAAGTTGCTGAATATTGCTCTTACGCCTCTTGATAAAGCGTTGAAAGTATTTCTAACACCTGATGTAATACCTCTAACTATCGCTAGAACTCTGTTTTTCATAGCATTCCATATAGCAACTGCTACGGTTCTAATAGCACCAAATATTGTTGATACAACTCTTCTTAATATAGAAAATTGCAATCTAACACCTGCAACATACACGCGCACAATCGTTAATAATGCGGCTTTCATACCATTCCAGATTGCGACGGCCGAATTTCGAATACCGTGCCAAATAGCACTTAAAACATTTCTAAGTGCTTGAATTGGGTGTTGGATAGCGAATTTAATTCCGTTCCATGTTGCTACTGCTGCAACTTTCAATCCATTCCAGATAACAGTAGAAGCAGTTTTTATACCATTCCAAATGCCAATAATATAAGGTCTTAAGAATCCAAATACTGATATCGCCGTACGCTTAATCGCATTCCAAGCACTAATAACAAAGTTTCTAAAGGTAGCATTGTTTTTCCACAAGTAGACAATCGCACCAACTAAAAGACCAATACCCGTGATAACCCAACCAATAGGACCACTCATAAAGCGTATTGCTAATCCTAATCCTCTTGTAGCGATTGCTGCACCTTTAGTAACTCCAGTCCATAAAACTGTTGCTGCTGCTGCGATTCTTGTTCTTGCAGATTGCAATAATTGAGCTGTGGAAAGTGAGGCGATAGCGAAACGATAGCCATTTGCAATAGCTCGACCAGTTGCAGTGATACCATTCCATATGCCTTGTGCTGCACTTGCGATTTTAGCTCGTCCTGCTTGTAATAGTTGAGCAGTACTCATACCATTTGTGGCATACATATAAGCTAGTGCTACTGATTCTGCACCAGAAATAACACCACGATATACAATCATGACACCTTCAGCCACTTTTGTTGCAGCGCTCCATAATGTTGTGGCAAGCGTTACGCTACCCATTACTGCTCGATAAACACCCCAAATTGGTAATAATGTGGCTAAAGCACCACCTAATACTGATAAAACACCAACTGTTCCACCTAAAATGCCGTTACCTTTTGAGTGTTCTGCAATCCAACCTGTCACAGCTGTTGTTATTCTAAGCATTAAAGAACCAACAGGTGCCATGCCTCTTACTAAAGCGACAACGATTGTTCCTAAGTTTTTAAGTAACTGCCAAACTCTAGGACCATTTTCATTAATATATCTTAAGAAATTTTTAAAACCCTCAGTACCACTTAAATTATTTGCCCAATCTTTAAACGTCTGAGTTACACCAGCCATTGCATTTAAAGCGATATGAGACTGACCACTAAACGCAGTGAATAAACTCAACATACCACTGAATACATTACTGAATATTGTGCCCACAATGGGAAGATTCGTTTTAGTATAACTAATAAATTGGGCGATACCATTGTCTGTAGTAGAACTGTTAGCCCATGTTCTGAATTTTTCAGATAAACTATCTATACCAGAACCAACCCAAGAAAATAAAGGCCGAATTGACTAAACATGTGTGCAATACCATCAGTAACATTCATACCTGCTTTAAGTAAGTTATTAAAACAGTAGGGCCTATGGTATTGATCATTCTAAATGACGCAGTTGCATTTTTAGAAGACTTAACCCAATTGAGCATTTCTCCAGACATTCTCGATATACTATTAGACGTTTTAGTAATGAAAGGATTGAATTGAGTTAATGAATATTGAGCAATTCTAATACCATTCGTCATAGTATTAAAAATGTTAGCTTGGTTAGATTGAACTAATCCTTTCCATTGGTTCTGTAAACCATTTAAGGCAGTTTTATTAGGTTTGAAAGTTCACTTGTTGCACGCATTTCTCCATCTTCAACCATCTTTAATGCAGTTTTAGCTTGAGCACCAAATATAGCAATTGAGCCTAGAGCGACGCCATAGGCACCACCTAAACCGATTGCAGCACCACTTAATGCAACTGTAGCACCACCAATACCGGCTATAGCTGTTGTCGCAGAACCCGCAATAGGAATAATTGAAGAAATATTCGAAAATAACAAATCCAGTAACAACACCACGTGCTAAGTAACCTAAATTTCAAATCTATCTCAATTTGATCTATTTTTTGCTGTGCTGCGTCCATACGCCCCATAAAGTCAGAGCCGAACAATTTCATTCGTCCAACTAAAGTCTGTTGCATTTCTAATTGCCTTAACTCATCTGTCATCTCATCAACGCGACCTTGCGCAGTTTGAAAGGCAATAGATTCTTGAATTAATGAATTACGTACTTTATTTGCTGCAACACTATTCATGCCTTGTGTACGTTCAACCTCTTTAAGATTATCTTTCAACATACTTAAATTGGCGTCAGATTTTTCAAGTTATAATCCATTAAATTGGTTCACGATAATCTTTAATAGATTCTCCGAATTTTGAAATTCTAATGCGTTTAATTTTGCTTGATCTCTTAAACTACGAAGATTATTTTTAACATCATCTGTAGAACGTCCAAATTGTTTATA